GTGATTGTAGATCAGGCCAGCCTATTGTACTTGGACGGCGCTGAAGTCGATTACGTCGAAACGTTGGAAGCATCGGGGTTCAAATTCAACAACCCAAATGTGAAGTCCACGTGTGGTTGCGGTAGTTCCTTCCAGGTGTAATAATAAAACATGAAGACCAAAAAATGTAGATGGGTATTGTGCTCGACAGAGATTGAGTATCCTGATGAACAGGAGTACCCAGATTATGTCTATTGCTCAATGAAGTGCGCCATACTTGATGGTGCAATTCAGACCTCAAAAGAACCCGGCAGCACGGTGATACTTCCATGACAACATCAGAATACATCGTAGGCATTGTAGATAAGAGTTTGCAAAAATTTGAGATCGAAGAAGCCATCGCTCTCGCACAAAAACAGACAGCGGAAGAATGTGCATTGATGGCACAAGAAGCCGGTGACAATAACTTAGCGTATGACATTCTTCTTCACTATATTTGGAAAGTAAATGAGAAAGGCGATGATGTACTTTGACGGGATCACACATGCGAACTGCGGCGGCGACATTGGACTAGACTCCTATACTTTCATGCACCGAATAATCAACTGCTCGAAATGCAAGTTCACGTATGAATGCGAAGACCTGGAGCGTCCCATTGAAGCAGTCTATCGTTTTATTGCAGAAGGTGTGCTTGAAGAAGACGTGGACGAAAATGGTGACATCTTCATCTAATGCGACGAATCTACAGTAAGGAATGACGATAGTCAATAGTTTTAGTTCCTTTGTGTCCCATGTCATTGCAAGTGCGGCACAATGGTTGAATGTTCGATATCCAATTTGACCCGCCCTTTGTTACTGGCACGATATGATCTTGCTCCAGAACACGTTTAAGTTCTGATTGATGGCGTCCGCAGCACAAACATCTATTGCCATATCGTTCTCTAAGGGTTATCCATTCTTGTGTCGTGTAAGAGCCTTCGGCTTGCAGTCGTATTGCACGATTTTTGGCGGTCGATATTTGATGACTTTCACGAACCCGTTCTGGATTGGTTTGCTGCCAGTTTTTGACTCTCTCACGAACCTTTTCAGGATTGGCTCGATACCAGTTTTTAGCACGGGTACGAGTTTTTTCTAAATTTGCTCGATACCATTTCTGACCAATATCATGACATTTTTGAGGATTCTCTTGCCGCCATTTTTGATCTTGTTTATGATTACAGGCAACACAACATTTTTTGTTAATGTACCTTGTAGTCGATCCACACTTCACGCATGGCGTTCCTTCAAAATATTTGGATGATAAATTGTCTGTAGGCATGACGGGCATCTCCGTTGTGTTTAGGTGGATGCGGCGTATCAGGCGTCACATCCACCGTTTGTATTTATGTGATATAATAAATTATGATATTTTGGGACATGGATGGCGTGCTTTGCGATTTTGATGGGACGTATACCACAATCGCTGGCATGAAGTGGGATCACGCCACTGCGAAAACCAGAGAACAAAAGCGAGAGAAGTGGTCACGGCTTGATGCACACCCACGATTCTTTGCTGAACTGCCTTGGATGCCGGGTGCGAAGGACATGCTGCTGCGCATTCGTGAGAAGGTCGGCGCAGACCACATTGGCATCTTGTCGGCGGCTGCAAAGCATCTGCCTGATTGCCCTGCACAAAAATTGGAATGGCTTGAACGTGAGACGCCGTGGATCGAACCACAGAACCGTTTGATTGTGCTTCGCAAGCGGGACAAGACTCTTCATGCGTGCGGCAACATGCTGGTGGACGACATGGACCTCAACATTGAAAATTGGGCAAAGGCTGGTGGTTGTGGTGTGCTGTATGTTGATGCACTCCAGGCCGAAGCTGAAATCAACAAATGGCTTGGATTCTAAACAAAGACGTACAAGTTACGGAAACGTGTACAGTGCCAGAAGTAATCTCTCGGTCGGCTGTGGGCAGAAAACCGGGTTTACATCCTTCACACCCTAAATACTATACGGTGATACCCATACCACCAAGCATTACGAGGCTGCTGTATGAAAGAGCCACCAAACAGAGAATTGCTTCTTTCCTTATCTGAACACGAGATTGACGAAGCTCCACCCATCGAAGAAGAGCGCACGGGCGAATGGACCTGTCCCGACTGCCGCAATATGTTTTCATTTGAAGATGGTACACGCACATGTACTCGCTCGAAGACGTGTAAGTGCTCTACAATGCCAATGCAGATTCGTAGGCAACGGATCGCAAAAGGCCGACTTGAACAAGGGGTGTTAGGAATACAATGACACGTGACGAATTGATTGCACAGTTGATGCAACTCCCCAATACGGAAGTTGTGTTTGTGAAAAATGTCTGGTCTGGTTTGGGCGCATGTTATGACCAATCTGTAGCCGGTGGTCAAGTCCAGTGGAATGGCAAGGTTATTGTCATCAACGTACACTAACATGCCCTGCATCTGTCATGGATATTGTGGTCTTCAATCAGATTGCAAACGTTATCGGCCTTGTGGCTGTGGCGAAGAGCATTGCGAGTACTGTCTACTGCCACCAGTAAAGGGCGACACAATGACATGCCCGGAATGCGGTCAGTCTCTCGACGGCGCACCACGAATCAAAGTTTAACGCTACCACGATGAACAATATTCACTATGTCTCTTGACGTAACGAATCCACATTGAGCTTCAATCTCTTTGATCCGGCGCTTTGGAATGTCATAGTGATCTAAGTGGAACCAGCAGCGCTTGATGCCTAGCGCTGCTGCCATGATGTGCAAATTTTCTTTGGAGTAAGGCACACAGATTAGATGTCTCGCACCATCTGTTAGATAGTTCATTGTTCGTCCGGTCCATTGCCAACAACAGGCTTCACTGCACATGTTCGATCCTTCCAGAATGCTTTTGCGTCATCTGTCTGTGTGTCTGATGGTACGATTTTGCCCACCTTCAATTCGATTGCATCGTACATGCTGGTCGCCACACGCTTCCTACGCCAGTCTGGATGCACCTGGATGAAATGAGCGTGGTGTGCTCCATTCTGGCGCAAGAATCGAGCATAGCCGATCATGTTGCGATGCGTAAAGCCATCGGGCGGCTCAAGCAAGTAGACCTCGGTGTACATCGAATGGAAGTCTGAATCCGCTTCATGACAATAAGCCGTCACGTGATGACCGGCTGGACTCGATAAAATTTGAACGGTAGGATTACACTGTGACTGGTTTTGCATCGTCAAGTGGTTTCATTCCTTTCAATGTCTGTGTGCTGTTCCAACGCTGCCAGTATGCTAATGTGCGCTTGTATGTGTCTTCGCTCATCGGCTGGTCCTTGGCTGTGCCGTCCTTAAATCGAATGGTAAGAGTGTCACCATCGTAATACATGCGGTTGATTGGATGCTCGACACACAGCTTATAAAATTCTCGTGCTTCCTCTTCAACCTTGGGCAGAAGAGCATCGAAGTCAGCTTGACGTAGTTCATCCAACTTCGTTGCAAATTCTTCTTTCGCAATGCGGTCGGCACGCTGCTTCAATAGGTCTTTGATTTGTTCTTGGATCTGCTCGTGTGTCGGCGCAGAGAAGAATTGTTTGTTTGTGCTCTTGAATGCTAGGCGTGCGTCCTGGAGACTTGTCGCAATACCTTCGCTCAATGCTTTATAAATACATGTCTTCTGCTAATAGCGCAGATTCTTCTTCCGGTTGCGCTTTCTTTTCGAGAGACTTTTGAAGTAACTCAAGAAATTCTGCAATTCCTGTGATACCTCGTTGCGTCAGTTGTTCTACTACTTCTTGATACCGAAGTGTGATTGTTTGTGTGAAAATTCCCATGTTAGTTTCCTATTGTACCCGACATTATCTGTGCTTGATCCTTGAGGCTGATGAGTGCCGGGTGTGCCGTGTCATCGCATCCACACGTTGAGCAACGAATTGTACGTTCCAATGATGCAGCGCCACCATGTGTAAGATGGTCTTTCATTGTGTGTTTGCAGAATGGACAGAAAAGTTGATCCTGGCGAGGCTTCTCTTTGTCGGTGGCGTAATGCTTGTTTCTGTACTCGCTCACGCTTTCATATTTGCCGTTGTTGTAATAGCCTTTTCCCATGTCGGCAACTCTCATATCATAGATGTGAGCTACCATTTGTTCCGCAGACATTGGTCCTCGGGTATGAGCAACCGCAATCAATGATTCGATGATTTTGTGCAGACCTTTCGGACTGATGTTCATCTCAATCGTTTTGGTGAGCTTATGGAGCGTACCTTCATCTACAATGGGAGTATGGATGAATGTTTGTTTGGCGTCGATGGCCTCGCCGGTAATGGCGCACTGTGGCGTGTTCATTACCCTATGCACAGCGGCGGGAAGAGACGGATCTTTTTTCGGCAGCACTGAGTAAGATTCGACAGTCTCGCCTCTCAATACTCGTTCAGCGGCTTCAATTTCAGTTGCGATTGACATAACATGATGTATATATCATTCGCTTTATGCCAATGAAATCGACTACTTGGGAACGATCATTACGAACGCTTGCTTGCCTTCTTGTCGTGGAGGGAATTCAGCCTTGCCTACGTCGGCTACATCAGTCAAAAGGCGTTGAAGCAATTCCAAGCCGAGATTGGCGTGTGTGACTTCTCGACCTTTGAATTGGACAATAGCTTTGACTTTGTGCTTTTCTTTGAGAAAATTGACGGCGTGATTACGTTTGAAGTCGTAGTCATGTTCCTCGGTTCCTGGACGGAACTTTAGTTCTTTGACCTTGATGACATGTTGATTGGCTTTGGCTTCCTGTTTTCGTTTTTTTTGTTCGTACTGATACTTGCCGTATTCGACCAGCTTGGCGACTGGTGGGACGGAGTTAGGAGCAATAAGAACTAAATCTAATCCGGCGTCCTTAGCGGACTGAAGAGCGGTTGCGATTGGTAAAATTTGCGGAGTGCCATCCGGGAAAATTACTCGTAGTTCTCTTGCACGGATGCCTTCATTCAGGTTGGGGTTAAGTTGACGGTGCTTTTGGTACGGTTTCTTAAAAGACATGTGTTGATTTTTGAATTTGCCTCAATATTTGACGAGCTTCGATGTCACTTAGATCGCTTTTCAATCTGTTGTACCACCATGTTACAATCTGTATGTTGTCCTCTGTGTAGCCCAGGCCAGGAACTTTTTGATCCAGAGACGGCGCATTCGGATGCTTGGGAGCGAAGTTGAAATCCATACCTGTAACTTCACACTTACCATTGAGCTTTGTCAAGTACGCCTCTACAATGTCAATAGTCAATGTAAATGGCAAATTTCGTGCTTTGGCTCGTTTCTTTGCGGCGGCGCACAAGAGACCAGCCCTACCACGAATTGTCTGACTATAACGACGGTACTGAGCATGGCTAACAACTTTGTAGTGCTCTGTGTTCCTAAATCTTCGATGACGGTCTTTCCCGGCGTCGGTTCGGTTGTACTGTTGTTGCCATTCAGCTTCTTTAGCCTTTACCTCTGGTTTGTGCCGGTAGCGTTGGGTTGTTTCTCTCCCAAGAGTGGATTGACGATATTCACGAGTGCTCATCGTTTCTATTTAGCAAAGCGACGATTTTGCAACAGGCGGCTAAGAGGATACAAATCTAAAGAGCGACATTCCTTCACTTTTACCCTTTGGTGTTTTTGGTGGTGGTGTCACGACTTCATCGACTTAAGACTTGCTTGCAGTCCTTTTATCTTTATCGTAATGACCTCTGAATCAGTTTCGTTACAACCAACCTCAATCAACAATTTGGAATGGGTTTTTAACTTTGCAAATCCATCTGCAATAACGAATTTAGTGACAACACCATCCATTTGGTTTGTCGATGGTTGTGAAATCGACCAATCACTTTCTGGTTCTGGTATAGCAACCTTCGGTATAGGTTGTATTATGGACGCCGCTTCTTGTGTTGACCGTGAACCGATGCCGGTCATTCCGAAGAAGCCAAGCGCCAGTGCCGCCACACCCGCCGCCACCACGATCAATGCTAAAATTTTTCTCATGTTCTTTCTCCTTCTCTACTTCAACAACTTTACTATTATTCGTCGTCTTCAGGATCGTGACACAGATCATCCCAACGCTTCACTGTCTTGATGACAAAGCCTTTGCCTCGCTTGGTCTTTGGTAGGTCGGCTAATGGCATTGCTTCCATCAACACGACACCAAAGTATTCTTCTGTTGGAAGACGACCCTGGCCTTTAGCCTTACTCTTTGATGCGTACCGGCCAGCGAGTTTGTTATCTTTGTTGAAACCTTTGTAGAATTCGAGTGTCATGTCGTCTAAGTTGACGATGTATGCATACTCGCAAAACACAGAGGCCAGCAAGAACGTGTGATTGTCGGACATGAACGGCAGCTTGCCGGTCAGATACGGCGCAAGTGATCCCTGTGCGCCCCGTAGCAGACAATACCAATCCGATGTTGATTGATCGCCCACACCAAGGTCAGTGAATTCCGCACAGAGTTCAATCTGCTCTTCTGTCGGCGGCTCGTTCTGGTCGATGAAAGTTATATTGCGGACTGCTGTTTTCACAGCCTCCCAATTCTTGATGCCGCATAGTTCTGTAAGAAGTTCGGCACCTACACCTGACGGATACGAATCGAAATGGTTGTATGTGACTTTATCCTGTCCGTCCAGGCGAAAGCCTATTGCACCACGTGTTCCCATATTGTTCCTTTCTTTAAGAGGTTTTGTCTCTGTCGAAGGCATCACCCCAATCATCCTCATCATCTTCTACGATACACTCAGGACATTCGATGAAAGCCATTACAACGGTTCCATCTGGCACTTCGGTAGAGACCGGCTTACCGCAGACATTGCATTTCAGTGTCATATCAAGTCTTCGTGCGGCTCACGGCCTTGTGCGTGTTCATCACACAGAGTCTTGATCCATCCCCCTTGACGTGGTTTGCCAACAGCACCACAAGTCTCGCACGTCCGGTATGATTCGCTTTCGGCGGCGGTAATAAGAGTTTCCATGTCTTCGGTAGTCTCGCCGGTGTAGAACCGCAGGCCACCAAATTTTTCTTTGCACTGAAGTATAACGCCATTCCAACCTATCGGAAACAGTGCTTCAGTGAGGCGTTCAATGATGCCAGCCCAACCGGGTCCAACTTCTTCCTGGAGTTGTGCAAGGGTGGCTTCTCTGCCCCTAAAACCTAGACGTATGATGTCAGCCATAGAATCATTATATCACATCGGGCGGAAGACCCAACCCCAATACGCCTGTGCGCCTTTCATGCCGAAAACTGGGAAGCATTCGCCAACCTTCGGGTCTACGTAGACACCGTTGCTCTGCTTCAATTCGACTACTTCTAAGACATAGTTGTAGTCTCGCTGTGTAGTTTTGTTTTCGACCACTTTACAGAGGATGATTTGGCCGTCTTCATCGTACAAAATTTGATCGCCTGATTTGAGGGTGTTCATTTGATCGGGCGAGAGGCAAGGCTTCCAATCGGAGTTGTATACAGAACGAAGGCTCATGCTATGAGTTTAGCACGTGTTGTTGCGGGATGCTAATTGATGTAATCGGATGACGCAGAGGCAGAGAGCGCTTTGGTCGCCGGGTGCTCTTCTACGTCGGATCGAAGCATATCAAATTGTGACCTGATCCACGCCAATGTGTTCTCTAATCCGGTTACGACTTCCTGCCCGACTTTGGTTTCGTCAGCCATCGAGCGATCAATGTTTTGTACCATTTGCAAGAAAACTCCCCTTCATTATATAGCCATGTTGACGCTTTGAAACCACAACTTGATGTGATACAATGAGATATGCTTAAACCTCTGTCCAGCAAAATCCTCAAATACGTCCACGGAACGGTAATGGATTGGTTCGGCGTCGATTTGGCCGATGACCAGATCCAAGAAATTGGACGCACTGATCGTGATCTTTGGCACGACCTGGAGGATGACAATTTCGATACCGTTGCCCGTGAAAATTTTGCGGATGCGATGGCACGATTCGTACTTGGCTCCGGGCAGCGATGGCCTCGATACAGCGGAATAACACCAGCAGAAAAATTTCGTGAAGAATTCGAGCGGGCGGCACGCAGTAAAGGAATCAAGGTTCTATGATGCACAGATGCCCAAGATGCGGATACGAACCGTTACCTACACCTACAAGCGAACCTGTTGTTGATAACACATATGGCAAATGGCGTGTGATGGTTTGGACTGAAGAGTGCCACGAACATCGGTGGGTTAGTGAGTATGATACAGAAGAAGACGCTAACATCATTGCTAGTTTGCTTAATGAGCGACTACGTATGCGTGGGATTGAAAAAGAGGATGATACGGATTAGGTTGGTAGCCCCCGAAAGGAGTTGAACCTTTGTCTCTACCGTGTCGTGGTGGTGTTCTACCGTTGAACTACGAGGCTATGTGTTGAGATTATCACGGTTGTGCCATGAAATCAACTTCGATATTTAGGTGCGACCGGGTTTGACAATGCTTTTTGTTTTTGCGATACTGGTTTTAGGGAAAGCACAGCAGCTTACTCAAAGGAATTTATGACATCAAATCTGATGGCTCTCAGTCTTCAAGAGGCAATTGCAAGTGCCTTGGACGAAGCGAAAAAAACCCCCATTGCCATAGGCGAGTCCGTAGGACATACGAACTTCGCTCAATACGGCGCAAAGAGCGGCAAGCTCGTGGCCTATGAAGGTGATGAAGCGGTCGTAGAACACTCTTCGGGCGAACAAATCCGCTGGAAGACAGAAGGCATGGTGGACATCAAGCGTGTAACCACTTTGGCCGCAAAATTCGCAGAGCGCTTGGACACGCTTGGGCGGCTGGTTGAAGTGATGGGGATGCTTGGCATCTCTCCGCAGGAAAGTCTGCAAACGCTGTTGGGCGGCGGCGATGAAGGCCCGACTCCTGGCTGTGATTGTCCGCATTGCAGTCAGTTCACGCCGGAAGAGCATGAAGCGGCCCGGTTGAAACTGGCAGCACAGGCTGAAGAAGAAGTTGCTGAAGCCGTAGCAGCACGCCCGCCTGAACCCGGCGAAGAAACGCCAGAAGCCGCACCAGAAGCAAATGTAGCCAGTGCAACTGCAAGCGGATTTCCATTCGATGCATTTTTGAACAGCATGAATGGAAACGGCAACAATCAGTAAGTATCGTCATCCCACTCGGGAAGCTCAACGGTCTGACCTTTGAGTGAGTGGTAACAATCAGGTAGGAATTGAATCTTGCCGTCCGTCACAAAGGAATGACACTGACGTTCCGGCATACTACATCGTGCCCTTTCGAGCGCAGATGTTCGGCATGAATAGCTTTGTGACCGGCACCAAAATCGAGAATCTTACGCTTTCCCTTTTCGTCTGGGTGGTGCGTGTTCTCATGGTGCTCGACATAGCGTGGCACGATTGCCTTGCCACTAACAGCCCCGGCAGCACGGGATGTCTTATTGGCTGTCTTTACTTCGTCGTCAGTGAAATTTTCATTGAGCCATTGGCTAAAGCTAATCATGCTCACTATTTATGTCGTGTCCAGCTTCGATCATCTTCCAAAGGCTGTCAAATGCTTCAGTTACATTTGGCACTGGCGGCGCATCTTGGATATGTTCAAAGGCTTCAACAACATTGGAAGTCTCGACGTGAGTAAGTGCTTCGACCACATGAGCGGCGTCGTGGTGCTTCATCAAGATCTGGAGTTGCCGAATTGTTTCATCGACAGTCTTGTGATGGATTGCAATGCCACCAGCACGGACCCAATCTTCGCAATTCTGCTTCTTGTCGTCAATCAAGACGGCCCCAGGCTTGGCGTACTTCCACTTATCCTGTGGGTAGTTACAGATGATGACACGTGGGCCTTTCGGAATGTCAAAATACTGGTGAACCCACAGTTCTTTGTCTTCCCGGCTGGTCTTCAAATAGTTTGAGGCGGCGCTGAGAAACTTTGGATGATATTGCTTCACAAAGTTCCACAGCTTCATCGCATTCGGCAGCAATGGCAAGTCACGGTAGAAGTGTGGGAAGTTACGAAAACGGTTGAATTTGTTCTTGCCCTTCTCAGACGGATCTCCACCAGTCAGGCGCTTGTATTCGCCTTCGTAGTCGGCAAATACGCCGTCAAGATCGAGATAAAGATCGTCTAAGATGTGCATGGTCAGTATTTAGGATCGTGCTTGATCCGTTTGTCTTTCTTCGGCTTCTTCGGTAGTTTCGGTTTGATGGGCTTGATCTCTTTGCTCATGCCCTATTTTACCATACCGACAGCCCAACCCTCTGGCGATGTCTTGCCGGTGGCGAGAAAGTAGTACGGATCGAAGTCAAGATCTTGGATACCACGACGCAGCCACTTGTCGGGATTTTCTGTGGGCGCATCGTGGTTTTGAATTGAACGGTCTCTGGATGTTGTGGAGAATTCCAGCCCGGTTTTGAGCACCCGAAATACAAGGTCCATTCTCATTTGAACATCATCTCCACACAGCCGGGTCTGCCGCAATCGTAAGCGCCACGGTAATGCAAACAGCCGGTGTTTTCGTCGGCGTCACCGGGTGCCCATTTGATACGGCCATCGGAGTCATACGACGTTCTGACAGTCTCGCCGCATTCATCGAACGGGCAGACGGCGATGAATTGTCCTTCAACGCCGCCATTTGCAATTACGCTTTTCATAGGTGATCCAATTCCAACCAGATGACGATTCAGTGTTGCGGCGGCGTTCACGGCAGTGTGACTTCCTCTCCGTCGTTGACCTCTTGAGCATCCACGTAGCGTTGGAGAACAACCAATGCTTCGTGATAGTGCTCTGTGATTGATTCGGCGGTCTCCTGGCTTATGTTGGTCCAGTCAACCAAATGGCGCTCGTGCTCGAAGACGAGTGAGCGGAGTGTATCAATGGCTTCGTCGGGTGTGAGTTCGGGCATTAGATTCGTCCTTTCTTGGCGGCATCCAATAGCGCAGCCAATTCGGTACTGGAGAGTTTTGATACGGCGATGCGAACCTTTTCGTCCACTTGAGATTGACGAAATTCTTCTACCGTATCGAAGAGCGAGACCGGCTCGATGTTGTATCGTGAGTCGCCGTTTTTCAATTTCTCGGCAGCGGCTCTGTTTGTGAAGTTGGCGAGGAACTGATAACCTCCACGCCCGTCTTCGGAATTGTCAACTTTCACTTGATGGATGATTGTCATTACTCGTCTCCGTGGAATTTTTTGATGTCGGCCAGCGGCGTGGGCTTGAAGTACATGTCACGCTCGATCTTGAGGTTGAACCGGCCACGCACGCTCTGAAGCTCCGACAGGGTGAAGTAGCCAAGCTCTTTTTCCTGCCCTACGACGTAGCCAAAAAACAGCCAGTCGCCGTCTTCCTGCTTCTCGCCTTCGGTGACGTACCAAGTCCAATTCGACCACGGCGTGAAGAACTTCGCCTGGACGGTCGGATTGGAATTTTTCTCCTGCGAGTACAGGGCGGGAATCCTTGCTTCGACTTCTTTTGTCATCATCTTCATAACTACATCCTACCAAATCCAGGCTCGAATGTCAATAGATGTATCTACTTTTTTTCAGCGACCGGCGACCATTCTTCTTCGTTCGGTTCGGCACCGGCATCGGAGTTGGCACGGCAAGAATCGCAGACAATGAGGCCGCAATAACGACCGCTCTTTAGTTCACTAACTGGTTTGCTTTCTTCACAAACTTCACAGTTCAAGGTTTTCATACCTTTTTACCTCTAGCCTAAGAATAGCACGCCAGTCAACAAAATGTCAATAGGTACATCAAGATTATTCAGCAGTGGCTTCGATCAGGTTTTTGCGTGCTCTAGCCTCATAGAGCGTTCGGAAGCGTAGGGTGTAGTAAATGACCGGACGGCCTAGAAAACCCCGCAGAATGCCTCTACGGGCCGGGAAAAAGGTTTCTGACGGCACGTCTGGATACTCTTCCTTCACCCATCCCGTGCGTTCGGCAAAATTGTGTGCGGCCAGCGGACCCAGATCAATGTCGCACATGAACATTTCATCGTTTGTTTGAGGTAGGTACGATAGTTCTTGGCTGTGCTTCGTCACCAGAATTAGCCGGTGTACGATCCGGGCGAAAGTCTCTGGGTAGCCCAAAGAAAGAGCGGCTTCGTAGCCTTTGGTGGCAGAACGCTCTTCATCGTCTTTGTGATCCTGGTAGTAGTCGTGAAACCAAATTGCCAGCCGTAGCGCTTCTTCATTTTCGACCAGATCAATATTCTTGTTCATTTCATCGAACAGTTCGGTGATGTGGTTGAGATTGTGGTAGCGGCGTCCTGGCGCATTGTATGTGTAATACAAATCAATCGACATGTTCGTCCATGCGTGCTTCATAGATCGGTTCCTGCTTCTTCTAACATTTTAGCACGCCGTGTTTCGTAGATCATGGCATCCGCATTATCGCAGAAAAAACAGTCGCCAGATTTGCAATTGCGTTCGTGAATGAATGCGGGAGAGCGGAGGGCGTGCTCGTAATCTACAAAGTCAATGATAGGCTTGTATGGAAGAGGAATAATCCTAGTGTCTGGTGGAGCCTTCGCAAGCAGAACTTTGATGTCGTACTCTAATGCGAGTTTCCGCAGTTCTTTTGCGGTGTCGTCTAGTGTTGGCACGATACCAGTATACTACTTCACGTCGTCGGCGTCACCTTTGGAATTGCATTTGTGACAGTGATAGCGTTCGCCAGCATCGTGGTAGCCGGTCTCAGATGATTGACCAAAATCGAATGGATGAAATGAAATATGCTTGGCACCGGCTCCGCAATCGGGGCAAGATGGACCTTTGCTCTTGGTTTTCTTGCCGGGACCAAGTGCAGCTTCCATCATAGTGTCAAGCTCTTTTTCGTACACACTCTTTACGTGGACTTTGGGCTTTCTAGTAACTTCTTCCAAAATGTTTCTTGCGACGGCATCAGCATCAGACAATGCAACATCCAAGGAGCGTTCAAGCTCTTCTTCCACAGCCGGGTCTTGCTTGTTAGCAACGGCCTGTGTCAGTTCTTCATCCAGGTGCAGAATCTCTTCTAGCAAGCTCTGTCCGAAGTATCTGGCGTATGATTTGTCGGATAACATGATGTCTTTCCTCACTCATTATTTAGCTTTCATGCTGATATCACAACGACTTTGGTGATAAATATGAGGGAGAGAATTTATGTCCAAAACAACATATAACGGAAATCCTTGTCGAGTGTGCGGTGCCACTTTACGATATTATGCGGCAGGAAAATGTGTGGCGTGTCAACGACGGCACAAACAAGTGTATCGTCAATCCATTCGAGGAAAGCGAAAACAAGCTGAGTGGAGTAAGACGTATGCTCAATCAGAAAAAGGAAAACGAGCCAGAAAGATTCAGATTCACAGTACCGCACAAAAAAGAAAAGCCGCTTTGTACGCCCGATGGTATCGAACGACGGATAAAGGAAAAATGGTGAATCAAGTTGGGCAATCCAAATGTAAAGCTAAAAGACTTAAAGCTGAAGGCACGCATACAACAATTGAATGGATTGCCCTTAAAGAAATTTACCAACATCGGTGTCTGCGGTGTGGTAAGCATGAATCAAAACTTTCACAACCACTCCAAGAAGACCATGTTATCCCACTATCTAAAGGCGGTACTAATTGGATCACGAACATTCAACCGCTGTGTAAAGAATGCAACGGAATGGGCGGAAAAGGAGTTAGTGATATGGATTATCGCACAGTTTTCCGTCTCCATCTATAGTTTGTACTTGTCAATGATCGTGAAGAGGGCGTCTTCAACTTCTAACCAAATAGCGTCGGCTTGGACCTCAGTTGAGGCTTTCTGATATGTTTGTAGACGATCAGAAAAATGTTCCAGCCATGCTTTTTGTTCATCTAATACATGTTGTTTCATTTGAAATTCCTTAGTAAAATCATGCTCTGCCCATGCTGCACAGTAAAGGTTCCACTTCTCGTGTCCAGCACGATCTCTACGACATAAATAGCATTTTACAGACGGCACAAGATTGACTTGAGACTGCGGTTGATGCTTTCGATCTTGCTTGCGGCCCTTCTTGCTTGCGATTCAAGGTTGATGATGCCCGGTTCCTTTGACATGGAATCGTTCTTGGCTTCGCCTTCACCAAATAGCTTGCTGCGGAAGTCATCCACCAACTCAGCACTAGTGTTGAGTTCACCTAACAGCCGGTCCATCACTTGTGTGACTCGTTCCTTGTCTTCTGCAAGGTCCGACTCTTCCATTTTGTTGTATGCGGCTGGTGGGAACACAGTCGTCTTGCGGTGTGGTACGTCTTTTGCGTTTGCCATATTATTTTCCTGGTGTCTTTTGTGCAGGTCTGTTGCGAGGCCATTTGTTGATTATGTCGAGCGGACGATCCCATTCTGACGGGCAAGGAATGAGTGTCTTGTCATACTCTTTGCCTGTAGAATAGTCAGTTGCTTTCACAGTATCTTCAGAGTGGCCGGTGAAAGCGATGCCCCACGCTTCACGAAGTTCCTGCCATTCAGGATGTATGTCACAATACACACATTCATTTTTACGATGTAAAACTTTTGAGTCACAATGAGGAAATTGTTTTATATGTTGCATTCTTTTCGTTGTCCTGTTGCTATTGCTCTAAAGTGTGTTCGTGTAGAATGACAATTAGCGCACACAACATCACACTTGTTGATCTCTGTAGTGAGTTTTTGTAACGTGCCTTGTCCAACTAACTGTGAGACTGTTGGTCCGGTTCGACCATCAACATGATCGTATTCCATCTGAAACCATTTATACTCGATGCCACAATCAGCACACGGCGTATTCTCTCTAACCCACCGACTGTACCAACGGCATTGTTCAACTCTTGCTCGTTGATGTGCCGCCAAATATTCCCGATTTTGTGCCGCCCATTTTTTACCAAGTACCCAACGGCATTGTCCGCATTGCACTCCTGTAAATTCAGTACCACACTTAATACAAGTCTTTGTGTGGTCTACCTGTTCTACAGATAGTTCTAGCTTCGACAGACACGCAGTGCATCCACCATTAGATGTAAATCTAGGAACAGTATGCCCATTGGGACATGTTTTGCCGGTAAAGTAATACTTGTTTCCGTTTTTCTTCGCTGTGCGCCTTTCACTGTACATGTAGATATGTATACATGAAGTAGTTTGGCATCACAGCGACCTTCATCTTCCTTCACGTTCCCAATACGAAGCCATGTGCATTTGTTCCAGCAAGCGTGCATAATCTTCCATGAGCATTAGTGTGTTTTCGGAAATTTCCGGGTCGATGTTGAGTGCGCCCATCTCTTGCAATGCTTCGTTAGCTTTTTGTAGCTCACTCATCGCATTAGCAAGAGCATTGTACTGAGACTTGGTTGCTTTGTAATGATATTGGAATTCTTCTTCGGACATGCCGGTGAGATCAGTCTGCGCTTCTTTGAACGAATCACTCGTCTGAAAGTTCGCCTCACCACTGAAGATGTCGGGTTCGTTTGGGTTCCACATAGTTATTCTGGTTCTACAGCATAAGAGACTTGAGTATCAAGCTCATGCTTTCCGCACGTCCTGCAACGTCGGCGCTGGTCGATGTATGTGCCAAGAGTATCGTCGGTCCAGGTATTGCTATTGTACCGAGTGATCTCGCCTTCTTTTACAATCTCCCATACATCCCAATCGTGGGTGTGCGGTGGGATTGTGAATCTACTTCGTTTGCCATAGGAAATTTCCTTTCATCAAGATCTACATAGGTGCCATACCCGGAGCACTCGCCATACTCGATGCGGTCTTCATCTTCATCGTGGTCTTCAAACCGTTCAAGCAAATTGTAAAGCCATGCCCACATTATTTTATCTCGGTTGCACCGCTGAGATTGGAATCCATCTCTAGGTCTCCACGGTGTTCTTCCCCGTGGAAGTCACCATAAAGAACCCATCTTACGTAGACTTTATGTTCTGGTCCTGATTCGCCGCTGGAGTTGTGTACTTCACAAGGATACCAGACAACATACTTATCGTGTGTGTCGCAGGTGCGTCCAACTTCAACTCATCCTGGCAAATCCATCACTCGATTCAGTACACGCTTGAAGCCAGCTTCGCCCCATGCAACATTTTGTTCTACGTTTGTCATGCTATTCCTTTGGACGCCACCCACTAATTTTCTCTAACCGCTCAAGGAATCTTTCTTCTTGTGGCGTTCTGATGCGTGCTTCCTTGCTAGGAGCTTCGTCATCGCTGAATCCGGCGCTGCCCTTACGGAAGCCATCAACAAACTTCGGCTTGTCCGTCATGCTCTTCAGCCGCTTCAATGTGACCTTGTATTCCTGATCCAAGCAGTAGCAAGCCGCTACCAATTCACGCAAGTGAGCGATGCTGAAGTTTTCAGTATCAGAGACCCACTTATCCAGTTCTTCGTTTTGTAGATCCGGCGCAGCAAACTTCAAGTATGTTCTACGTGCAGTCTCAGACGGCATACCAACGAAGATACGTTCGTCAAAGCGAGAAGGCCGGTTCACAATACGTGCGCCCAATCTCTCAGGATAGTTAGTAGTTGCAAGATACACGACATTAGCGATTTGATTTTCGCCGTCCAACATAGAGAGGATGGAGTGTTCTCCATGCTTCTCAATGATTTCGTCAATATCTTCCAGAACAACAATGATGGGCCTATTCGGTTCCATCTGGCGAATGCGTTGCAACATGTGTGCTAAGAATTCCGGGTGGCCGCACAACAGAACGATACCTTCCAGGCTGATGAGTTCCTTCATCAGCAAGTTAATCGTCACGCTTTTACCAGATCCGGGCGGTCCCCAGAGCAATACGCCACGTTTATATACGAAGCCAAACTTTTCGTAGCGATCCTTACGAGTCCAAAACTTTTTCATGCCACCCAATACGTGAGTATTCGCAGTGTCAGGTAGTTCAACGATGTTGTCGCTGATTACATTCTGAAGCTGTAGGTAGAGACCGGCGTCATCTTGCTCGATCTTGTATACGCCGGAAGGCAGGTTCGCAACAGTCCTGGCAGCGGCTCGATACTTTCCATTCGGGCCAACTTGCCATTGCGAATAGTCCATATCCGTTTCGGTTTTGGAACTTATCTTCGTGTTTGGCACTTCTGATTCGTCTCCGTCTTCGTCGTCAAAATAATCGTCTCGCATGGTTGTTTGTGTCGATGTCGATGGTGGTCCTGCTATTGCGTCTGGCCGGTCAGACCTGAAACCCATGTTGGTGTTTTTCATTGACATTACCAGAGTACCGCACTTTTTGAATCTGTCAACTCCATTGCTATATAGAAGCATGGAATTAGAGAAAAGACCGACAATCGACAATCCATTTGATCGCAAAGGATCGTCAAGAAACCGTGCCTCTTCACCACGAGTTCCCCCCTGCCAGCCCACAGCGCCGCAACAAGGCCCGAATACGACAATTGAAAATCCATTTGCTCACAATACAGCATCTCGAAAGCGGCCATTTGCTCCACGGAAGCGTCCAGTCGATGCTCCAAAAATTTCTCCAGATAAGAGCACTCCAGAGAGTATTCCAGAAAAGAGCACCCTGTATGAACCACCGTTTTATGTTTCACATTCAACAAAAACGTATGTCGCAGCCCAACTTGAAAAAGGGAACCTCGACGCCGACGAATTAGAAAAGATCTACACGATGGCGCAAGTCATTGGTAGGTTCTTAAGTCGAAGCATTCATAGCGACGGACGTAAAGCTCCCACACTTACAGACATCCAATTGGCTATCAAAATTCGCACAATTGAATACGCACGCAAGTTGGCGTCCGGTGAAGAACAGCTAGACATCGTTCCATACGACAAAGCATTGGAAGTTATGCAACGAAAAGATCGACTCCAATTTTGGAAGTATGTAGCGGAGCAAGTTGTCGCTGAGTACGATAAAACAACGACCTAGTTGCTATCGTCTTCCTCATCGTCTTCTTCGTATGAGTCTTCTTCTTCCCACATACCGTCGATGATACCGCCAGCAATGAACAATCCATCTTTCAAAACAACCCACACACAATCTTCGTATGTGTTGTTATTCGAGCACCATTTCTTCGCTTCCTTCTGTGATGCGAAGTCCGGTGATGTTTGTGGGGGCTTGATCGTAGTTAAAGATCGTGCCGATGTAAACTGGGAGTGCGGACTTTCCTGTGCCGTTCATAGTTGTCTCTTCCTTTAACCTGGACCCATGCTGTTAGTTAAGTGCATGGATTTTGACGACTCACCATACTTCGTATACCAGCGAGAGGAAACTGTCCCGCCGTCAGGATGCGATTGAAGCCAATGCACCTTTGGTCCATAAATTTTCACATCGCCGTGGACCGGGCACTGGATGTGAATGTGCTGCCCTGGCTGAATGACGATGTAGAGTATTCAAGCTCTCCCCAAATCTGCCGGATGAAGATGGCCCGTACTTCTTCTTCGGTGTACTGTCGTGGTTTTTCACTCATGGTATGATCTCGTAGCGCACCAGCCCGACTCGCACTAGTTCAAACAATGCGGCCAAAATTTCGTCGGTGGTGTGAGACTTATCAGCATGATACAGATCTTCGTATGAACACACATTGTCCATCAACTTGAGGAAGGTCGTACCCTTCATACTGTCGAGCATGTGTCCCACGAAGCCGCCAGCATGGATCTGCGATTGCCAGATGGCTTCCTGTTCTGGTGATAGGGTTTTCGGCCAAGGTTTTGGTTCGCCGGTCCCGTCTGGAAGAAATTCATGCGTGTTGCGATAGAACAACATTTTCGTGCTGTGTCCATTATCCCACGAAGCAGGGAAACTGTCAAACCGCCGCCTAAATAGGAATGTGCCAATTCCATATTTCCAAAAAATTCCCGTGATCGGCTACGATATCGACGGCTCCGGGGAAAAGATCCTGGCGGTTGATATTTTGCAGCGCATCAAAATTCGTGATGTCCTGCTCAACAACTACCTGATTTTTTATACGTATACCGTCAAAGATGGCGAGACGCCGGAAATCATCGCAGAAAAGCTGTATGGTAATGTATTGTACCACTGGATTGTGCTGTTGGCAAACAACATTGTGGACCCTGTGTACGATTGGCCGATGAGTCAAGAGAACCTACTCAACACCATTCACTCTCGATATGACCAACCACAAGTGGACGGCTTGGTGTATGCTTACCAAACCATTGACCACTATGAAGATAGTCACGGAAATACTATTGACGAAGAGACCTATAAGTCATTGCCGGTTTCGATGCGAAAAATTGTCATGATATACGACCAAATGATTGCAGACAATGAAGCAAAGCGTCAAATCAGACTTTTGGACCCTAAGTTTGTAAGTCAAGTGGATGTTGAGGCCGACAGTTTGATGAAGCGGGCGTTAGTGTAAATATCATTACAACCTTTATGGGTACTCGCATGGTCCCGGCATCCTTGGGCGCACCGGAGACTACAGAACAAATTGCCCACACCCCAATCGAAGAAGTTTTAAGGATCGCAGGAAAGAACTGCACAGAACCATTTTGCAGCACATTCGGACCTGTCCCTGGACCCGGCTCTAAACCTGCCTTTGCTGCGCTTGTGCTGGCCTACAACACATCGGGCGGCTTGGATGCGGCCTGGATGTCAGAACCCATATTCGATTCGTCTGAGGCGGCACAAGACTACGCAGAAGACGTATGTGGACCTGAGATCTGGTCTATTCTTGGTGGATGTGAGTGGTAGGCACTGCCTCAGTCATCGAATGACCTATGTGACAGTAGTAACAAAAAGGACAGCGATACGGATCTAAGATCTCACCCGGCGACTTCACTTCCAAATTGTATGCTGCTTTCGTAGCAAGCACCATGTTGGCGTACCGAATCTTTGAGCCACATGCCCGTTCTTCACCAGATGCAAGTGCAAGTGCCCGGTCGTCTTCAAATTTTTTGATGATGACTGGTGGGTACATTTCGTCCAGTTCTTTCTTTGAAGTCCTGGAGTAGTCTTGTCACATTGCGTTTGCGGCGTGATATTTTCAACTGGACAACATCGTCTTGCTTGCACTTCGCATCGGCTCCACAGTTCCGGCAATGGTCTTGTTGGTCGGCTCTACCTTTGCAGTAGATGACCCAACCGGCCAGCAGGAGTGCCACTAGTGCGAGGATGTTCCCAATGATTACCATGATCGGAGTGTAACATCCTTTCCACAGTGAGCGCAGATGATCCATTCACGGCCATCCGGTCCACCTGATATGTCGGTGCCACTGTACAGTTGTACGTCATTTGGAACGTATTCCAACGTGGCTCCACACTTGCGACAGATGCACTGTTTGAGAACTTCCGGCGATGGTTCGACCTTCACTACTCTGACTGCTATTTTGCCTCTTATTTCGTTTTCTGTACTAGCTTCGTGACCGAGCGACCACATTGCGGACAACCCACATGGTCAGTCCACGGTGCCCACGAATCCATTGTAGCATCGTAGTGGCAGTGAGGGCAAACTACCTTGCCTTTTTCGTTGGGATTAAGCTCCAAAACGAAGCGAGGCTTGTTGTCTTCCGGTCGGTTCTCTTGTACCAAGACGAACCCGAAGACGCTCAAGTAAAGCTCGTTCTGGCGTGGTGGGCGGAATGCCGAAATTTTCAGGAAGGATGGTAAAGCGACGTGCTTGCTGTTGTAGGAATGCTTGCCACGGCAACCACAAGCGCAGCCGTGTTTGCCGGAATAGACGCTCATGACCTGATCGGTAGTAACGGAGAGGATGTTCTTCATACCTTAAATCCTACCACAGACCCGGCTCAAATGTCAATAGGTACATCAAAATTTATGGTGTGAACAGAAGCCACATGATGACGTAGGCGACATTTAACACAACGCCAACCACCAGCCAAAACAGGAAAACTCCCACCACGAATTTGATGAGAGTTTTCATAGCTTGCGGCGACGGCCTTGCTTTTTGTTGGCGAGTTTCAACGCCTTACGTTCGGCCCGGAGCTTGTCGGCTTCCGCTTGGGCGGCTCGTTGATAGGCGGCTTCGATGTCCATCTGGAACACTTTACGCTGCCCTTTCAGACGAAAACCCAACCACGTAGGATGGATCGTTACCGCAATCTCCCGGCCCCTATACATGCTGTACGAGAGGCGTGTGGTGGGCTTATCAGCTTTGGTCAAATCGTTCCTGCTTTCTTATCGCACCTTTACTAGATCACGCTGAACTGCACTTGCCTGACTCAACATTTCCGGGATCGAACCCACAAAAATAAATGTCATGTCCGGGTTGTTGGCAAACGACACCTGAATTTCATTGAGGGTGTCGAGTACCGTCTTTCCATACGTGACGGCCATGAATTGCAATACCTTCTTGGCCTTTTCTTCTTCATAGTTGTCAAACTTGACTGCTCTTACCATTGTGTTTTCACCTTAGTGGCGTTTTCGCCTAAAGGTATATACACAACGAGGAAACTTGGAACCCGGCTGGTAGACCGTAGACCCAATCAACTCCGTTGAAAATCGTGAGAGCAACGTCCATCGAAGGCACGTCTTGTTCGTACCCGGTATCGTCGGCTCCCCAAATACTCACACGCCACAAAGAACTTTTCTTGTCGATGGCGGTATCCGGCCCGTACAACTGAGTTACAGCGACCCTGGCGTAACCACCTTCGCCACGCTCTAACCCAAGCTCACGATACGTCTTGCCGTCTGATGTGGCGAATGACGGAGCTAAGTCGATTTCGCATGGCACAAACTTGACATGCCTGCAAATACTGTTGTCGGTGGCTTTCTTAGGCTTACTCATTGTTGGTGTCCAGGAGCATCACAGCGTATTCCAAAGCGGCGAGGTAGCCGTTCAATTGGGCGATGCGGGATTTGATTTCTGAGACACGATGAAAGTCCACTAGAGAGCAATCAATCTTGTCGATGATTTTTTGTTCGGCTCTCGCTTCGTCACGCTGACAGCGGATCTCATCCATCTTGGCGGTCAGTTTGAATCTCATGTTATTAGTTTGCCTCGATTGGCATGACGCCTTCGAGAGTCTGAAGAACCAGACCGCCGCCCGGATTTTGCCACACCCAACCTTTTGCAGTGGTGTTGAGCAGCGTGAAACCCAAAGACCGCAGTGATTTCGTCATTGCATGAAATGCAGCAGCGGGTAACAAAACGGTGTCTTTTTGGAGCGGTGTATTTGCAAGCATGTCTAATACTAGCACACTCGGACCCGGAATGTCAATAGGTACATCTATTTTTCAGCAGAGCGATTTCTTCCAGTAGAGCGGCGATTTTTCCAACCAGCGACGGCCCGGATCGTGTGCCAAGGATTTTGCGGGCTTCGACGGCATACTCTTCTGGAATGTCTCTCCAAGTGCCGCCACCTTGCAATCCGGTTGGTCCTTCGGTGTCCAGATACCACATGTTACGCCGTCCAACGGGCAGCAGGGCGGGGGTGAGCGGCGGCGTGCTGTTTACGGTACTCATCCTCTACGGCATCGTTGGCGGGCTTCATATGGGCATTGGTACAACCACCAACATTGAGGAAGCATCCGCCTTCGACCAGCGTCTTGCGACATTCGTCCAGGCTGTGAATCAGTTCCGGCTGTGTGTTGCAGTTTTCTTCCAAGGTGAATTCCAAAGCGGCAATGTAGCCACCGGCACGAGCGTGCTGTTCACGGAGATCGCATACCGTGTCCATGCTCACAAGCATGGCCGGAATCAGTCTGCTCAACTCTTCCATTCGAGCATTGATCTCAGCGTACTTCTTCCGCCACTCAGCCAGCCTTGCTTCGATTGCTGCTTTGTCTCTCATATTTTTAATCTTACAACAGATGCATCTACTTTGTCAAGCGGTAAGGGTAAAAATTTTCTAAATACTTCAGTGAAAGGTACACGGAAGTCATGAACAGAAAGAAAACAAAAGATTTGTCTATACACACCAAACGAGATCGAGGAATTCCACTAACAGCAGAAGAAATGGAACAATGGAAAATGTGGAGTCGTGATTGGTCGAAACACAGCCACACAACCACGAACGGTAGGGCCGGTGTGCTATGCCGGTCTGCCAAAAGAACTGCAAAAAATTTAGGTATGGGGTTCGACTTGACCAAGGACTGGATTAGAAAAAAACTGGAAACTGGTCGTTGTGAAGTCACTGATTTGCCATTTGATTTGTCGAACCGCAACAAAAACATAAAAGGAGCAGGCAACGTTCAAAAATATGCACCTTCTCTTGATCGAAAAGACCCATTAAAGGGATACACAAAAGACAATGTTCAACTTGTTGTTTGGATGTACAACGTGGGCAAACAAACCTATACACACGAGGATTTGGTTGAGTTTGCCCACGCTCTAATAGCAGCGGAACTACAGGTTGAACATAGTTCCAAGCAGTTGGGATGACTCCAACAGCAGATGAGGCTTCGCAGCGTATTCCGTGCGAAAAACCTCAGTGTAGCTGTTATGAAGGCTCCACATTGTGCGAGGCTCGAACTCCTTGTGCGGCGGCTCGAAATACATCTGGCCGACCTTCGGCAGAAACGCCTGGGGAATCACGCCCTTGACCACGGCATCGTAGATGTTGGCCTTGGCATCGGTGTCGCTGATGAACTGCTGCTTCAACAGGTCGATGTTGACACCGAAAGAGCCAAACCGGGCGATAGCCTTGCTGAGACCGTTGTCCACAGCGGTACGGAGGGTGTACTTGTCCAGGCCCGAAGTGTGCTTGCGCCACAAGAGATCGGCTTCACCGCAGAGCGCCATGTTGTCGCAGACGAATACACGGCAACCGGCTACCAGTTCGATAGCCATGCTCTTGTCGTTGGCGGCACGCAGCCCCAAGGCAAAGGCAAAGTCGTCGCAGGTTTGATGCTTCAGAACGAGAGTGGCGAAGAGCTTGGCTCCAACGAGCGCCTTGCCATCCAGCTTGCCATCCTGGACTGCAAATTCGCTGTTCATGATGCCGAAACCCCGGTGGGTGAGGTTCTTTTCAACGAGGTCGATCAGGTTGCTGTGAGCAACGGGCATAAAAGAAACGGTGCGAGGCGGCGTCGGAATGTGGATGAGGTCGCCACGGGAAATTTTGACTGCCCCACTGTGGGCGCAGAGAGTTGCGGTTGCGGTTGACATTGTGTGTCTTCCTTCCTTTCAAAACCAGCATAGCAGATCAGCTTTTAAAATGTCAATAGGCACTTTAAATCTTTTCTGAGCGTGGTCTACATAATGGTATGGCGGGCACAATCTACCTCCTTGAAAACCAACAAAATGGAAAACGTTACGTAGGACAGACTATCCGCATTAAACGGCGGCTACACGAACACAAACATCATAATCGTTCTGGGGTGCTCTCCAAAGCAATTGCAAAATATGGTTGGGCTGCATTTAAACACACCATTCTTGAAGAAGATATTGTTACAGAAAATCTTAACGCCCGTGAAAAATTTTGGATTGCTGAATTACAAACAAAAGCCCCAAATGGATACAATTTGACAGATGGCGGAAAACAAGCAACTACATATAGCGATGAATTTTGTCATCAGGCCGGAATAAGGGCTAAAGAGCGATTAAAAAATCCCATTTACTTGGCGAAATGGAAGAAAGCTGCCGCAAAGGGATTAAAAAACAGAACAGCGGAAGATCAAGGTAAATGTGCGAAGGCAACGGCTCGATTGTGGCAAGTAACGTACCCTAGCGGCCAGAGTGAAATTATTCTGAATCTTGCCGAATTCTGTAGAAAACACAAATTAAATCAATCTTGTATGAGCGGAGTTGCATTGGGAAAATACAAACACCACAAAAAATTCTTGTGTCGGTGTGTAGACCCAAAACCACACAAATCCGGTTTTAAATGGAGCAAAAATGAGTAGCTATACCGGAGACTTTGAAATTCTCAATTTGCTGTTGACAACCGTGGATGGGCAGACGCACAATCTGCGCTACATCATGACGGAGATCAACGTCTATGAAGACCTTTGGAGCAATCAAACCACGTGCGATGTGCTGGTGAATGATGCTACCAACATGATCCAGAATCTTCCGCTCTTCGGCTTTGAAACTCTTCTACTCGAATTCCGCACGCCTAGCAAACAGTCCTTCTCCAAGACAATGCGCTTGGTTCGCATCACAGATCGAAAGCTAATCCGTGAGAGACAAGCCGGATACGTCATGCACTTCGTAACAGAAGAAGCAGTCAATAACCTAAAAGTGCGAGTAAGCAAATCGTACAAAGGCAAATTGATCTCTGACATCGTAGATGACCTTCATAACAACTGGTTGGGTGGCGGGGCGATCAACATTGAGCAGACCAAATATCAACACCACATTGTCATTCCGAAGATGCCACCGTGTCTTGCAATCAACTGGCTTGCGACCCGTGCCAATTCTGCATCGTATAATGGAGCAAACTATCTCTACTACGAAGACAACGCTGGATTCAACTTTGTGTCGATGGAGTCACGCTTGGCTCTACCAATTGCGAAGTTTTACACATTCCAGGTCGCCAACATCCGTGAAGATCAACTCGGATATAAACCGGAAGATTTGGCGGCGAACACCATTGCAATCCAGGCGCATTCGTTCGAGCATTACAGCGACATTTTAGAAAACATCCAAGCTGGCATGTATGGCAACGAGCTTATGACGCACAGCAACGCTCGAAAGATTTGGAAGGATTACACATTCGATTACCCCTCGACGTTTGACGACTACAAACACTTGTACGCATCAAACTTATTGTTCAATCCAATCTTCGGTGACAATGTGCCTACTAGTAAATTGAAACTGCATTCCACCGGCCACGATCAAGACAACTACCCGGCACTACCAGAACTATGGATTCCGTGCCGCATCTCTCAGCTACAGCAACTCCAGAACATCAGAGTTGCTGTGACAATTCCTGGTGACTCAGAACGTACTATAGGGCAGGTTGTGGAACTGAGAATCCCATCACCAGAACCACCGATCAACAACGAGCAAGTGAATGACAAGTACTTCAATGGTCGATTCCTAGTGAGAGCGTTGCGTCACAAGATCGACACAGACAAGTACACAACCATTATGGAGCTTATCAAAGACTCTACTCTTGTTCCGTATTAGGTGAGAGATATACACTTTGCTAAATAGCGTTCGAGGATCATTATGTTTGAAGATGTATTATTTGAAGACCGAAAAGTGTCATTAAACACTATGGAAGATTTTGAGAAATTCAAGAAGAAGGCGGCTGAGAACCCTATGCCGAATCCCATCTTTGTCGGAACGATTGAAACCAAATCTCTCTGTAATATGGGCGGGCATCTCGTGATGACGCCAACGGAAATGAAAGATCCTGACGGAGAAGTCGTAAGTATCAAGAATCTCAATCTGGTTCTGTGCGGCTCATTGGCAGATGATCTCCCTACTATTCAGCCGAAACAGATGAAGGATTTTGCTGTAGCAGTCGCACGGACGGCAACCTATCAGCAACGCCATCTTCCAATCTGGCAGAAGCTAGTTTTGTTGTGGAAGGTATTCGCAGAGTTGTTTCTCAACAAGAGCTACATCACCGAAGGAGATCCTTATGTGATGGTCGCAAATCAGTGGTATCGCAAACAGTTGATCCCCGCTCCTGCAAAATTGCGCTTGAAAATTCTCTGGCGGCGCATTCGTGATATGTTTGTCTACACGCCCGATGCGGAGCCAATCGACACGTTTGGTATGCCCGGATTTCAAACCTTTAAGCGCACACCATCTAGCCAGACGTTTTAGCACGTCGAGTTTTTCTTACTGAGCTACCCTCATTGGCAGCAGCGGCAGCAGCGGCAGCAGCTTCAAGTTCAGCCGGTTCAGAAACTACATCAATCCGGGCTTCGGTGATGTCCCATACAATGTGGTCAGTATCAACTCTACACGATACTATGCTGTTTGGCGAGATCCTACCATCCACAAAGTCATCTGCAAGAGGATTCAAAATGTGGCGTCCTAACGTTCTCTTGAGTTCTCTTGCACCATACTTGATGCTCGTGCCAGTAGTCGTAAGAAATTCGAGAGTGTCATCACCATAAGCAAAGGTGAACGCCTGTGGACCTAACCTTACCGCAATGTGCGTCTGAATCTTGCGAAGCTCCATGTCAGTAATTTTGGAAAGAGTGTCGTGATTCAAGTTGCGATACGTAATGATTTCATCCACTCTATTCTCAAACTCTGGCGGAAACTTCTTCGACATTGACCCCAGGCCGATTTTCTCAATTGCCTTTTGTTGTGCTTCTGTTACCTCAGTGGTTGAAGCTGTCACATCAAATCCAAAATGCGGCTCCAATAAATTACTGATCTCTTTTGCGCCGACGTTAGAACTAAGAAAGATGACACACTTCTCAAAATTCACTTGTGTATTGTCACCAAGACGCAGAGTTGCTTTGTCGAGGATGCCAAGGATCGCACGCCAGACACCTGGGTGTGCCTTCTCTATTTCGTCAAACAGGATGATGCTGAATGGACTTTTAGTAGAAGAAACAGCATTGACTTTTGCTTGTGTGAAAATTGGTTGTGTTTCTCTGTGACCCAAATATCCAGGCGGCGCACCAATGATTTTTGCGGCCTCGTGTTCCATCTGGAATTCTCCACAGTCCACCCGAATGAGCATCTTCTCATCGCCATGCAACAATTCAGCCAAGGTTTCAGCGGTCTTGGTTTTGCCTGTTCCAGTCGGCCCCATCAAGAAGAAGATTCCGATAGGTCTGTTTGAGGCATTCAATCCTGCTTGTGCTCGTATTAAGTACGGTGTAATCTTGTCAATTGCTTGATCTTGTCCGACAATTAACTCTTTCCACGCTTCAGCGAGTTGATGTGTACTCATTCCTTTTTTACGTCCCATGCCAACAATTTACTCTCTACTTTAGCTTGCCCAACATGTCTTTCAGTCGTTGAGCATCTTTGGGTTGCATTATAAAGCAATCCCAATGTCCGTACTTACACGTGTATCCAAACACGTATTTGATGGCTACCCACATCCGCTTGAAAAAATTTCTGTATTGGCGCAGGTAGACCTCAGTATAGATTTCATTATCTTCATCATCCCAGGCAAACCGGAGGGTGTGTTCTGGACTGTGGCAAGCGCAATCAAAGTGTTGCGTTTCTAATGGTTCGATGTCGGTCATCTCGTTGAATATTTAGGGAAAACAAAAAAGCCGAAGATCCTTGTGAGATCTTCGGCTGTTCCTTGAGAACTGCAAGAAGGGTGGGGCTTACCATTTCTGGTATGAACACAGGGGCTTTGCAGTTTTCAAACCTTTTACTACTTGATGTCAAATGCTGTGCGAGGCGGTGTGGCTGGCTTCGTAGAGGTCACATAGACCGTCAGAATACCGTCCTTCAACTGCACGTCAGACACTTCGGTGCTTACATTCATCTCAAATGTACGCAGCCAAGCGGCGTTTGTGATTCCACGGTGACGCAGCACGTCAGTCGTGTCCAGTTCCGCTGGTTTGCCGGAAATGATGAGGACATTGCCTTCCTTTTCTACGCTAATGCGGTCTTTGGTGTAACCGGCAACAGCCATTTCCAGACGGACTTTGCCATCAGTATTTTCGATGATGTTGTATGCTGGAAAGTTTCGGAACGCATTAGTTGTGCTAGTTACCGAAACAAATGGGAAGTCAGGATGTTCAAGAACGTTCCAGAAACTATCAACTATCTGTTCGCTCCTTTTCATGATGCCATCTACTACTTTTTCGTAAGTCATATTTTTCTCCTTTAATGCAAAGCGAGAAATTCGCTTTCAGGAACCTCGATGTAGAGCATTCCTAATACTATATAGTCACATTATCTTCAGGAACTATCCCTTCCAAAAATTGAGTTAGATCCGTTGTGTGGAAATGCGAAGCCACATATCGGGTATCGCAGAACAACCGGAATCCCAAATTCTTGGCGGTATCCTGAAAATAGCAATCGTCAGTGACATTCGTTTCGTATGTGGCCGGGTCGAAAAATACTTTGAAGTAAGGCTTCTCCATACGTTCAAATACCCGGCGACGAATGAACCATGAACCACCGCCTACACGATCAACTTCATGCAGGCCAGGAGTGAAGTCTGTGAGCGGATGGAAAGCGCCGTCTGACAACACGTTTCCGCCGCTAAGGTATAACGATTCACCAGTAACGGCATTAGTGTAGTAGCCTTGCTGTGGGAATACCTTGAAGCGGTATTTCATCGGGCACAGCGGACTGATGATGTCAACGGTATCTGGCACATCATCCATCATTCGCATCAGGTCAGGTGGCGGTACAGTGTCGTTGTCGATAATGCAAAGCCATTCGTAGCCAGCGTATACTGGATTTTCCATGAACGCTTTTGAAGCGCCGTTGGCACTACCCGCCAATCCCGACATGCCTATGATAAAGTCAACAGAAATTTGATGACCTTTCTCAAACATCTGAAGAACGAGCCACCTATTCAGCAAAGGATGAATCCAGCCTTGGCGTTCTAATCCCGATCTTACAGCCAGCAAAATCTTAGCCATTATCGTCCAGTTGAACCGAAGCCACCAGCACGTTCACTCTTTTGTTGTGGCTTGTCTGGTGTTTCCTGTGTGTTGTATTTGATGGCGACGACCATTTCACCTTGGGCAATCTTGTCGCCGTGGTAGATGGTCGCCATTGCTGTACTTTGGTTGTGGAGCAAAATGAAGGTCGGCTCAACGTAATCAGCATCGACTACGCCTTCCTGATTTGCAAGCACAAGACCGCTTTTGAGCGACAGCCCGGAGCGTGGATGGATGCGTACAGAGTAACCGAGCGGAATGTCCATGATTATGCCGGTGGGCACCATCACACGTTCGCCAGGGAAAATGTTGAGGTAAGACTTCACTGTCGTTTCGTCGGTCATTTCCCGGCCTACGGTGTTGTGAATTTTCTCGTTGGTCTCACGATATACAGTGATGTCGGTGCCAGCAATCAAGCAGGCTTTGAAGTCGAAGCAAGCGGCGTGAGTGCTTCCCCATTCCGGCAAAAAGGCTTCTGGAAAGAGCTTGTAGAATTTTAGAGGGTTGGTGATGTTCATCAGTTCTATTTGACCACGGAATCGAAATCTGTCAAGTCGCCCTATTTTTGCGAAGAGATAAACTGCGCTCCCGTGACCGACAACGACGTGACCGGATTCAGATTTCGATAGATGACGACGCCGTTGAGAGCGTAGCCTAACAGCCGGTCGTACCATTTTGGCTTTGTGAGCTTGTTGATGTTGTCGGTGATGCCAGCAATGTTTGTTGTGATCTTCGGAAGGTCGGTGGAGAACGTATTCGATATGGTGAGAATGTGGTCTTCAATCTTCGGCATCGTCTCGTTGAACCCCATCATCATTGTGCTGGTATCCCGGCTGGACTGCCGCACCGCAAACATCGTGTCGCTGGCTTGGCCCTGGAGACAAAGCAAATTTTTGCTGCAATCGAAGTAGCTGGCAAACTGTGTATTGTACTTGGCACCTACGGCATCTGGAACGCCAGCGTAAGCGTCTGCCAACTTTGTAATGGATTGGTTGGTGGTCGTTAGTTGAGCGTTAAGTGTTTCGTTTACGGTCTTCACTAGATCTGTCTGAATCTTCCCTAGCCTACCGTCTGTTGTGGACGTAAGAGAACCGATTCGTTTGTCTGTGAGCGTGGCAAGAGTCGTAACTTCTGCGTTGAGCTTGTCCTGTACTGTGTCGATCTTGTCCATGACAGCGGTTTGAACTTTTCCGATTCTGTCATCCACTTGTTTGGGGAGCGCCGTCATTGTTGCATTCGTTGCCCACAGCAATTGGTTGGTTGTACCTTTGAGTTGCCAAATCGTCATGGCGGTAACTATCATAACCGGCACAACTGAAAAAACGGCTAATAACTTAGCCCACTTATAGACTTGATCGAACGACATAATTTTACGTCACCTGTTTGAGAATTGAATCCGACAGAACTGTGTCCTGAACAACCGCCATACCTGCGACGAAGAGCACCACCAATGGTACATCACGAACCGAGAATCGCATTACCAGTTCCGGCGACTTGCTGATGTCCACCATTGTAATTTTTACTTTGGTAGGGTCCAGCTTCATCATTTGCACGGCGATTTTGTTGCTGTTAATGTCCATCGTTCCACCGCTCCACAACACCAGGACCGGCAATTTTTGATTTTGCAACACTTCCGTATCGAAATTCTTACCTGTTAGTTCCAGCATGTCTCTTCTCTCCACGGGTATATAGGTCGCACTTGACAGACTGGAAAACTGTGGTCTAATGGGTGTAGTTCCCGTTCGTCTCTCTCTCCAGTGCGACGGGTCAGGCGCATCCTTGGTGGTGCGCCTTTTTCTATATAAAACTATGAAGAAACTTTTACTCGTCCTTGCGTTGTGCTCTGTAGCGGCTTTTGCACAGACACCAGAACAACCAATATTTCCTTCGTTCCCGCTTCCGGCAGCAGTTTCCGCAGTGGGATCATTCAATCAACTTGGTTCGCCTAAATTTTCGATAGGTCTTAGTGCCATCTATCCAATCGTGGGGCAACAAGGCGTCTACGGGAGTACCACGGCTGACATCTATACAAAGAGGCTAACCTCACCGACCGGACAGAACTTTTGGGGTTTGGCGACAGGTATTCGTCAAGGGTTGCACAAGAGTTTGATTACCGTAGGACGTACAACGTTTCTTCTTGGTGGTGACATTGGACCGTCGGTCAGTTCGGCACAACCAAGTGGACTGAATGTCAACTTTTCAAGTTCGTTCATCTTCACAACCGTGATTCAGGTTAGCAAGGTGGTCTCAATTGTTGCACCAGAACGAATGCTTTACGTAGGTGGAGC